GGTGATTCGGACTGCGGTATTTTTTTAGATACATGGAAATTAGTAAATCCTAATATTATCAGCACCATGCCCCAGTGGAATCACCTACGAAATTGACTATTTTTAGACGATTCGTCTACGAAATGGGTAGCCTGGATAGGCGATTCGTCTAGGGAAACTAGAAAGAACAGTGGATTTGCCTGTGAAGCGCATGTTTGATTCTTATATGAAAAAATATTAACATCGCTATTGGGATTTTTAATGAGGGTTGGCACAGAAAAACTGTTATAGTCCGAAAAACACAACCAACAAAAGAAGAATATAAAATATACGAAATTATGACAAACGAATACATTGGTATGATTTACCCAATTTGGGTAACACACCAGTGATAGTGCGCTACACCCAAAAAACCTATTTATTGGACAATTAGACACATGAGCGATACCAATAGGTCAGCAATTAACACCACCAATAAATCCTCACCACTCACAGAATGGTCAGCAACAGGTTTAGCCAGAGAATTCAACTGCGACCCGAAGACGATGAGGCTTCGCATTCGAGGATTACCGCCCCACCGAGTTCAGCACGCAGGTAGTGGCGACAGAGCATTTTACTATATGTCAGATGTCGTCAAGTTCCTCGTTGATAACGAAGGGCAGAATGAAGAAGGTCTGGACATAAAGAAGGAAACCGCATTACTAAACCAAGCCAGACGCAAGAAGCTTGAGATAGAAACAAACATTTTGAACGGTCAGGTCTGTCGTGTAGAAGACGTTAAGCATCACTGGGCAGAGCATATCCGTAATGCAAAGGCCAAGATGCTATCGCTGCCAACAAAGCTTTCTACAGTGCTGCTTACTGCTGATGGTGCGGAAGAGATAGACTTAATTTTAACGAGGGCAATACATGAATGTCTTGACGAACTTAGCGGAGACGGAATACCTGCCACAGCCGTTATTGCAGCAGATACTTCAGCAGGTAGCGAGTGACGCTTGGTGTCCACCACCTGACATCACGGTATCCGAGTGGGCAGTTCTTAACAGAGTGCTGTCGTCAGAGTCTTCATCCGAGGCAGGTAAGTGGTCGAACGATAGAGCGCCATACCAAGTAGGCATGATGGATGCTGTCAACGACCCAATGACTCACACCATTGTCGCCATGACTTCTGCACAGGTCGGAAAGACAGAATTGATCAACAACATTGTCGGCTATTACATCGATCACGACCCGTCACCAATGCTTTGCCTACAGCCAACTCTGGAAATGGCAGACACTTGGTCGAAAGACCGATTAGCCCCTATGGTGCGAGACACTCCTGTCCTTCGTGGGAAAGTGCAGGACACAAAGTCAAAGACCTCTGGCAACACTATTCGACACAAAGTCTTTGCGGGTGGGCATATCACTATGGCGGGCGCTAACAGCCCTGCATCTTTGGCATCGCGCCCAATTCGCATTGTTCTGTGTGACGAGGTCGACAGATACCCAGTGTCAGCAGGTACGGAAGGTGACCCAGTGTCCTTGGCTCGTAAACGTACCAAAACCTTCTGGAACAGGAAGATAATTCTGACCAGTACCCCGACAATCAAGCATCATTCCAGAATCGAGAAAGAGTTTAACCTGTCGGACAAGCGTTATTACTACGTTCCATGCCCTGAGTGCAACCACATGCAGACCCTGAAGTGGTCAAATATCGTTATCCCAGAGGACGATCATGGCGAAAAAGAGCCTAGCAAGACGTTCTATGTCTGCGATAACGGGTGCATAATCAGCCCAAACAAGAAGCACATCATGCTGAAGGGCGGTGAGTGGCGTGCCACAGCCAAGTTTAATGGCAGGGCGGGATTCCATCTGAACGAATTGTACTCCCCTTGGTCAAAATGGTCGGAGATAGCTACCGACTTCCTAGAAATGTCGAAGGATGTTGAGACGCTGAAGACGTTTGTGAACACCTCACTGGCTGAAACATGGGAAGAAAAGGGCGAGTCGTCCAACCTGCGAGTCGAGGACATGATGGCTAGGCGCGAAAGCTATGACTCACGCTCTCTGCCAGACGAAATTCTATTCATTACCGCTGCGATTGACGTACAGAAAGACCGCTTAGAGGTGCTTACCCAAGGTTGGGGCGAGAATAAGGAGCGGTGGAACATTGAGTTGCGTATTATCTGGGGTGACCCTGTCAGGCAGGACGTATGGCGCGAACTGGACGACTTTCTGCTGCAAGGTTACACAGTCCGTGGTAGTGAAATGAAGATAGCCTGTACCGCAGTCGACTCAGGTTACTTGCGTGATATGGTGTACAACTTCGTCAAGCCAAGGCAGGGCAGAAGGGTATTTGCAATCAAGGGTTCAAGCGAATATTACGGTGCTATCGCATCCAAGCCGAGGCAGGTTGGTAATCAGCGTGTTTCCCTGTACTTGGTCGGAGTTGACAGTGCCAAGGACTTGATTTTAATGAACTATCTTCACGCAGATGGCTCTTCTGGCAGGATACACTTCCCTGCTGATGTTGATGACGAGTTTTTCTCACAGTTGCTATCGGAAGAGCGGAAGACTAAATGGGTTCGTGGACAGCCCCAGTTCTTTTGGTCTAAGCTGCGCGAGCGTAACGAGGTGTTGGACTTGCATGTCTACAACGAAGCTTGCTACGCTATCCTGAAGCCTAATGTCAATAAATTATTGGAAAAGGCTGTTAAGGTAGTGGATAATGGTGACAATCCTGAGCAGGAAGAACAGCCCTTAGATACTTTGAAGAGGCGACCTACCGCTCCTGTTCGTAAAAGAAAGTCTAACTGGGTGAGCAGACGATGACCTTTATAAACCAATTCGACATTAAAAACTACCCAGAAGTTGAGCCAGAATCGGCTACACTTTATAGCCTATGGACTTGGAAAAGAACCGAACTATCAAAGACCTACGACCCCGCCCTATACGATTTGATTTACACATTCATTAACCGTGATGAGAAAGGCTCATCATTCGCTATAACTGCTGCCAATGTTGATGGCGTTTTCGTTGTGGAGTGGGAAAGCCCAAACAATTCTGAGCATGGCTACTATCACTTTGATGCGAAGATTGTCAGGAAGTCTGATGGCAAGAGTACCGTTGTGTTTTCTGACTTTATTGACGTTTTATCTCCATTAGCATCTGGGCATTCTTCGTCTCACCCTACCCATGCTTACAAAACCTTAATTGCAATCAGGGCAACTATAGAAAAGTCAGCAACGAAAGAGCAGCAAGCTTATTCAATCGCGGGTCGCTCATTGAGCAGAAGGTCTTTTGAAGAGTTGGTGATGCTAGAAAAAGTGTATGCAAGAAAGGTAAGTTTAGAGCGCAGGGCTTCACGGATTAAAGCAGGAAAGTCTGTAAAGTCATCTAACACGTTAGTCAGATTGGGTGTATAAGCATGGGTGTATTTGATTGGCTATTCGGTGGCTCTAGCGCCACTTCTGAATCGACACGGGAAGGTGGTTCTGCTCATGGCAAAAACCCTCACATTAATCAACGTAGTGGCTTCTACAGCAACAACGTAGATAGGCTTCTGAGCGGATGGACTACTCAGTCAGCTTCTGTCGACTCATACCTAAAGCACCAACTACATTCTCTACGGGCTAGGTCACGCGACCTAGTGCGAACCAATCCTTACGGCAAGAAAGCTGTCATGGTGTTGCGGAAGAACGTGGTTGGAGCAGACGGTATCGGTGTCCATACTGCGACAACCCTCGGTTCTGGAAACAAGGTCAAACTGGATAAGGTGGCAAACGATGCGATTGACGCAGCGTGGAAAGATTGGTGTGAAAATGAGTGCGACTTCGAGGAACAGATGTCGTTTCTGGACTTCCAAGACCTTTGCATCACCACAGCCCCCCAAGACGGTGAGTTCATCGTCAGAATCCATGAAGGTCGAGAGTCAGGCAAGTACGGAATGCAACTCAGCTTCATCGACTCCGAATTACTTGACGTAGCAAAGAATGAGCAGCGTACAGATGGCTCTAGCATCCGTCTGGGCGTTGAAAGAGATAGTAATGGCAAGATTACCAGATACCACTTCAAACACCTTGGTATCGAGGGTAATTACAATTCTGGTGACGGCTATACAGTTGAGGCTCGGTACATCATACATTGCTTCGTGCGCGACTACGCCAACCAGAGCCGTGGCATTCCTTGGTTTCACGCATCATTGGAAGAAGTTAAGGCTCTTGACTCTTACGATGAAGCTGCTATCACTGCTGCCCGTTGGGGTGCGTCCAAGATGGCTGTTCTATCTTCTGACGATTCTATTGACGACAGCTACTCTGGCGAAACAGACGCTATGGGCAACTCTCTTGAGTCTGTAGAAGCAGGGGCTATCTGGGATATTGGAGGTCGTAAACTTGAGTCGTTTGACCCCAAGTACCCGCATGAAATGTATGCAGCTTTTAAGAAGTCGAACCTCCGTGCAGTATCCACAGGTTGGGATATTAGCTATGCGACAATCGCTAACGATTTGGAAGATGTAAACTATTCTTCAATCCGTGCGGGAGTGTTGGACGAGCGTGACGGCTACAAGAAGCTGCAAAACTGGTTTATCCGATCTTTTATTAAAAAGGTTAGAAACCGTTGGATAGCAAATGCTATACTAAATAACTCAATCAAGATCAACGGCAAGAACCTATTTAAGTCTGCTGACGAGTACCTACCTGCCAGATACCAACCTAGACGTTGGCAGTGGGTTGACCCTGCGAAGGACTCAAAAGCTGCTGTTGAGGCTATCAATAATAAGCTAAAGAGCAGGTCTCAGATAATCCGAGAATCTGGTGATAACCCAGATGATGTGTTCGCGGAAATAGCTGCCGAAAACGAAAAGTTGGCAGCACTGGGAATAAGCGTTATCATCGACAAATCAGGTAAGGCTGTTGCTGATACTGAAGATGTTGGTGAAGACGAATCGGACAGCAAAACGACTTCAAAAAAGGGGGCAAATAAAAATGCCTAAAGTCGATATTAGGAAAGAGCCACTGCAACGGGATATGGTCATCGACAATTCTACTGTCAACGAAGACGACAGGACAATTGAAGTTGCCTTTAGTTCCGAGTTTGCAGGGGAACGATGGTATGGTGTAGAAATTCTAGATCACAGTCCTTCTAGCGTAAGGCTAGACCGCTTGAATAGCGGTGGGGCTGTATTAGCTGACCACGACATAGCGCATCAAGTGGGGGTAGTTGAGTCTGCCCGTATTGATAGTGACCGTGTCGGTAGGGCAGTGTTGAAGTTCTCACGAAGCGTCAAGGGTCAGGAATTCTTTGACGATGTTAAGGACGGTATTCGCAAAAACGTGTCCGTCAGGTACAAGATTGACAAGTATGAGTATGAAGAAGGCAAAGACGGTGCTGCGGATACTTACCGTGTTACCGATTGGACACCTTTGGAAGTATCCATTGTGTCGATTCCTTTCGACCCAACCGTTGGAGTCGGTCGATCAATAGCTGACGATACGACAAACAAAATTGAACAATCTGAGGTTAAAATCATGCCTAAAGAAAACATTGAAGAAACCCGCAAAGAAGAAGCTGCTCCTGTAGCGAAGACCTTTGACGAGTCAAATCTACGCGCATCTGCCCAAAAGGAAGAGCGTGACCGTATAAACCAGATTCGCCAGATGGGTGAAATGCACGACCTTGACGATATGTCGCGTTCTGCTATCGCTGATGGTTGGTCTTACGACAAATTCTCACACGAAGCATTATCAGTCGTGGGTGAGCGTAACAACAAAGCCAAGATCGACACTCGTCATGACGGCAAGGTTGACCTTGAGAGCAAAGACCTGAAAGAATACTCTTTCGTGCGTCTGATGGCTGCTTTGAGCAATCCTAATGACCGTGCATTGCAGAAGCGTGCTGCTTTTGAATTAGAAGTATCTGATGCTGCTACCAAGGGCTTCGGTTCTGACTTCTCAGTCCGTGGCGCGTATATTCCTGAAGCTATCCTTTCTCGTGCTTTGTCAACTGGTGGCGGTACAGCTTCACTTACCTCTACAGACTTGTCTGCGGGTTCTTTTGTTGACGTTATGCGTAACAACATGGCTGCTGCTCGTGCAGGTATGCGTACATTGTCAGGTTTGGTCGGCAACGTGGATATTCCTCGTCAGTTGAGCGGTTCTACAATGTCTTGGTTATCTGCTGAAGATAGCGATGCTTCTGAGAGCGAACCTTCTTTCGACCAGTTCACGCTGTCTCCAAAAGATGCAGCTTGCTACACCGAAGTTACTCGCAGATCATTGCAGCAGTCTACTCCATCAATCGACAGCTTAATCCAAGGTGACTTGGCAATGGCTATCGCTCTTGGTTTGGACAAGGCAGCGTTCTACGGTACAGGTCTGGCAGGTCAGCCAACTGGTATCAAGGCAGCTTCTGGTGTTAACCTGAAAGCATTTACGTCACCAAGCGCTCCAAGCTATGATGAAATGATCAACATGGTTAAGACCGTAATGGCTCAAAACGCCTTGGTCGGCAATCCTAAGTTTGTGTTTGGTGCAGATGGTTGGGAACATCTTTCTACCACCTCTAAGCAAGCTTCGGGTTCTGAGGGCAACTTCATCATGCCAGAAACCACAATCAAGGGTTATGAAGGTATCATGTCTACGCAGATCGATGCGGGTGACTACTTCTTCGGCAACTTCTCTGATTTGTTGATGGGCGAGTGGGGCGGTCTGGAATTGAACGTAGACCCTTACACTCACAGCTTGAAAGGTCGTGTACGTTACATCATCTTCAAGACTGTTGACCTTGCATTGCGTAACCCTAAGTCTTTCGTAGTAGGTTCGTAATAGCAGATAGATGGGGGGCTTAACCGCCCCCTTTTTTCTAACAACTTTAGGTGATATGTTATGTCTAAATACACCCTGAAAATTACGGAAGCGACCAACCACAATGGGAAGCCAGTATCAGTCGGAGACGTTGTTGGTTCTGACTCTCTTTTTCTTGTTCACATTGGTATGGCAGTTGTATTTGATACCACTGTTGAAAAAGAAGCTAAAGCAGAAGAGAAGCCAAAAGCGCCTTCCAAGGGGCGAAAGAAATGAAGTATTATGTAGTAAAGCCATGCACCATTTTGGGCGTTAGATACCAAAAGGGAGCATCCGTTGTAGCAGATAAGAAGATCGGTGTCTCACTTTCTAATTTGGGCTACCTGTCTACTGTTGAACCAGTTAAGAAGTCCAAAAAGAATGATCGACCAGAGTTGATAAACCATGCCGATTGATTTTGATGATGACCTAGCAGAGTGTTTTTCAGAGGATGACCACGGCATAGTGTTCACCCATAATGGTCGCACTCTCCGTGGTATACTGAATCAAGAATACGTTCAGAGAGAGGTTGGTCATGGTGGAGTAGAGGGTTTTGCTCCCGTGCTTTTTGGGTATGACTTGGCAGACCTATTTCAGGACGATACAATTACCTTAGAAGGTAAGGCATACGTTGTGATGAACAACGAAAAAGATAATGCAGGACTATTTCAGGTAATATTACATGAGTCATAGTCGATACCAGATAGCTGCTGCTATAGAGTCTATTCTTAATGCTGTGCCAATATTGAGTGGCAGAGTACACACTAACGTGTGGCACGCTCTAAGCGAAGCTAAACTACCTGCTGTCGTCATTTACACAAACAGAGAGTCTTCACGCAGGGATACCTTGATCAAGTCCGCAGGTGGTATGGCAAGGACTCTCAGTGCAGAGATATACGTCTTGGCATCGGGCAACAGCGCGAATGACCAGACTGACGAATTTTGTGTTGCCATTGAGAAAGCTATGGCAGCAGATTACGATCTTGGGATAGGTGTTGATGACAGCTATCTTGAGTCTTCTGACATTACCAAGACGGTGGTCGGAAATAACGATGCCTATGCTTTGAACATGGCGTATACTATCAAATATCGGACACTGGTCGCAGACCCCGAAACGATTGTTTAATTGAGGATTTAATCATGGCAAATCACGCAGGTAATGAGGGCAGTGTCTACGTTGGTGCTGTCCAAATTGGAGAGTTAACTGGTTGGAGCATCGATCAGTCAGGTGAAACCCTTGAGGATACAACTCTTGGTGACCAGTGGCGCACTCGTAAAGCCCTAGGACTAAAGTCTTGGAGCGGTTCTTGTGACGGCTTCTTTGACGAAGCAGACCTAGGTCAAGTAGAGTTGGCAGTTGGTACTGAAGTGTCGCTTAACTTCTACTTCGGTGGCAATACGACAGGTCAAAACTACTTCTCTGGCAGCGCAATTATCACCAGTATGTCAACATCTGGTTCGATGGATGCTATGCAGGATGTTTCCTTCTCTTTTGAAGGCAATGGCGCATTAACCCAATCAGCGGTGGCTTAATAAAACATGAGCAACATTCTTCAATTACTTCAGGACGACTTCTCAGTTAAGAAGTCTAAAATGCGTAGTCTCAAAGTCGAGGAATTGGGCTTTGAGATTTACTGCACACCTTTAACCTTGCGTCAGAAGGATGCAATTCTGGCTAAAACGAAGAAGGTTGACTCTCAGCTTTCTCTATACGTTTATGCTTTGATTGAATGTGCTTTGGATGCCGATGGGAATAATGTTTTCTCAGGTAAGGACAAGCCTGTCTTAATGAATGAGGTTGACTCAGACATAGTCTTACGAATGGGCAACTTTGTGCTTGGAACAGACGAAGATAGCATTGAGGAAGACACAGAAAAAAACGGATGATAGATCAGGAACGTAAGCCGACTGAAGCCTTTGTTAGGTATCAGTTGGCTGAAATTCTTGGTCAACCCCTCAGTGTTATAGAATCAATGCCTGTCCTAGAATTTAACGGGTGGCTTGCCTACTTTAAAGAGAAGCAAAATCAATTGAAGGTAAATCAAAATGGCAGCAGTCACCACCGCTAAAATCAGGATTGAGGCAGACGATAAAGCATCTTTAGAAATAGAGGCGCTTCGTGCTTCACTTGCCAAGATAGAAGCCCAACTCAGTGGCGTGACAACCACTGGCAAAAACTTTAACACCGAACTAGGTGGCAGGACACCTAAAGCTACTCGCTCTGCTAGGGCGGGATTGGGCTTGTTCTCGTACCAAATTCAGGACGTTGCGGTTCAGCTTCAGGGCGGTCAAAATGCCCTTCTCGTATTCTCTCAGCAGGGTTCACAGATGGCTTCGGTATTCGGAGTCGGTGGTATCGTGGTGGGTGCAATCCTATCTGTTGGTGCAGCGTTAGTAAACGTCCTGTACCCAGACCTGATGAAGTCTAAGTCAGGAATAGAAGACCTCGTAAAAGCTGCAAAAGAGTTGGATAAAACCTTCACATTCAGTGGTGTTATTGCGAAAGGGTTCTCTGAAGAATTTGGAGACAGATTCCTTGCCGACCCAAAAAGAGTCACTGACGAGTTGCGTGGTCAGCTATCAAACCTGAAGACAGATGCTGCTGCTGCGAAAGAAGCAACTATGACCGAATTGGCAAAAGCCATGTCGGGCGGTTGGATGGAAAACTTCCAGACATACTTCAATAATGACCTTGTCTCTTTGCGGAAGAAGCTTGATGACTTCGCTGCTAATCCTATACCCATGCCTCATGACAGTGACAGCAAGGGACAGTATTATTACGAAGAACGAACCAAAGCACGACAGAAACTGGTCGATGAAACCATCAAAGATTATAACCGAATTGCTGATAAGGTAGGCAAGGCTCTGGGAATAACTGGTGAACAGGCTAAAATTTTCACCGAAGCGATGACCAAAGCTTTTGAGACCAATGATTACACTGCTCTACGCTCAATGATGTCCGAAATGGGCGGTTTAAGCAATGAAGCAGCAAAGGCAGCTTGGAATCTCATACAGGTAGCAGAGGCAGAGAGGAGGCTTCAGACAGCGTACAATTTGGCAACTGGTGATTTTGGTGAGTCAATGTTAGCTAATGAGGCATTGCGTAAGTCAGAGTTGGCAAGACTAGATACCGTGCTTCGGGAAATGGAACACGTTGCAGCCGTTGAGAAACAACTGACGAATGAAGAATTAGACAGACGCATTGGTGTGAACCAAGTGTGGAACAAGATCGCGTATGACAGGACAAAGGCTGAAGAGTCTCAGCGAGTCGCTACAATGATCGCCAATGGCATAGCCACGGCAAACTTCCTTATTTCTGAGAAAGCCAAGCAGGACGCGATAGACGAATCCTACGCCAAGATGATGGAGTTGGACAACATCCGAATGGGTGCTTATGAGAATATTAGAGTAGCTAATTTTCATGAAGCGAAAGCAATTCAGGACGCTGTTGATACAGAAATTGCTATCAGGACTGCGGGTCTTGATATGTGGAACAGGATTTCATCTGAAAGAGCGGAGCAGAACCACAACGATGAAATAGCTTTATTTAAGATGCGCAATGAGGGGATGAATAAGATTATTTCAGAGAACATCGATGAAAATCTTCGTATGTTCTACGATGCTGACGATAAGAGGCGAACTTACTCTGATTACAATTCTCAGTTGGTTGCTTCCATGCAGATAAGAAAAGCGAAAGATGTCCAAGCTGAGAAAAGGAGGCTGTTGGATGCAGAAGCACTGAAACAACAGCAGCTATATTCTCTTTCTACGTCACTGAGTAGTATTGCAAACGGAATGATGCAGGCTGATAACAAAGAGACGTTTGAGGAAGGCAAGAAGTATTCACTGGCTATGGCTCACATTAACGCTGCTCTTGCCGTAACCAAGGCGCTCGGGCAGGGCGGATTCTTGGGTTGGGCTACTGCTGCTGCTGTTGGTGTTGCTGCTTTCAAGCAAATAGATGCCATTAAAGCAACAGAGTTCGGTGGTGGCAAAAAGGCAGATGTTGGCGCTACTCCAATCGTTAATGGCGGAGGTGGTGGTAATACTCAACAGGTGTCCGTGAACATTACTGGTGGAAACTTTGGAGCGGGCGCGGGTGACGACATTGTTGAGAAACTGAAAGACTTCTTCTCGAAAGATGGTGTATTATTTGATGGTTCTTCAACTCAGGGGCAGGTCTTAAATGGCTGATGTAACGGTTTTATATGATGCAAAACGCAGCCTAGTGAACAATCTTGGGGAGGACATTACTATTAGCTTTAGGTCTGACTTCAGCAAGACCCCAGATGTTGCATCAAGTACCATTCAGTCGATGGACGGGAGTGTTCAGCAGACCACGCTTGACTACTTCCGATATGTGAAGACATATTCCACTGCGGTCATTGATGAGGCAGATTATCCGACCTTCGTTGAGTTCCTTTCGTCCGTCTCTGGCGGTGAGGTATTCGCTATATCTGACCCCGAAGAAAATGACCGAATGATGTTCGTTAAGCTTCACGGCAAGTTTTCCCAATCACGCGCTACCGATGTAAGGTTTAACACCTTCAGGTTCACTTTTTCTTGTATAGAGCAGGTATAAATGAGACAGCTATCAGAAGCTTTTGTTGGCGCAAATACAAGCAAATCACGTTCGCCTAGATTTGCTATAAAGATCAACAACGAAACAACTCCATTTTGGATTGTCAGCCATGCAGACATCGCCACTGGTGAGTTGCAGTTTAACGGTGCGACCTCAGTTGGCGTTAGAAGTCAGAATGTTACGCCAGAACAGGGAATATCTGTCCTAGGCGGTATGGACGTATCGTGCATAGCCACCCCTGAATTAACAGGCCTACTGCGAACGCTGACCGATGAAGCGAACGATACGATTGTCAGCAACCGTGTCGACCTTTGGGTCGGATACGATGAATTGCTTTTCTCTGAATACTCGAAGGTCTCTACATTTTGGGTTGACGCTGTAGATAACGATAGACAATCCTACATTATCAAATTGGTAGATACCCAGAGGTTCATCAAAAAGAACATCTTCACGCGAATCGAATCCGTGCTTCTAACCTCATTCACTAGCGATGATGCCCTAACAGAGATTGAGTTGCAGTCGACAGATGGTCTTCAGATGGTCGCGCACGATGGCGCATGGTCTGATGCTGCAAATCAGACTGTCGGATACGTTAAGCTGTCTGGCACTGACAAGTTTGGTCAGACTTCAAGCGAGATAATCAGGTACACTTCGATTGACGGAACGAAGCTGAAGGGCATTACACGATCAGTGCTTGGAACACAGCGAGTATCTGCCAAGGGTTCAGCGGATGGGAACGGAACGAAGGTTGAAGAGTTTATCTACCTAGAATTACCTACTCC